GCTTTAGATAATTGAATTGGGTCAAACCCTTTTGATTTTGTAGCTGATCTAAATTGAAGACGTGCCATAAGTTATTAGTTAGTTAGATTTTTTACTATGTATATCAGCTATTAAATGCACCACCAGGTAGTGATGCATCACTTAAAGTACCTGCTGCACTACCAATACCACTAATAAGTGGTGCCCATACACTTTGCTGTGCAGGAGATGGTACAAAACCAGGCATTGCTTTCATTGATTTGATAAACTCTCGTTCAGGTGGTTTCTCAGGTTTAGGATCATAACCACCAAATTCAGGTTCAAGCATCATAGATGCAAAAGTATTAAGGTCAGCATATTTTCTTTGTTGAATAAGTTCATCAATATTACGTTCAGTTTGATCGATAAAACTCTTCATATTAGAATTCATAATTCGACCATTGTACTCAGCTTCACCTTCTGCAGCTTCAATAGTATTAATGATCTTTTCTAAATTAAGACCAACACCAGTAATAGCTAGACTTGTTTCAGCATTTAACTCTGCTAACTGAATACCAGCTTGTTTACGCTTACCAGTTAACTCAGCTTCTAATCCTATAAGAGCACGTTGTAACGTAGCAGCTGATGATTGTTTTGCTTTGAGTCTTGATTTACCAGCTTGACCTACAGCAGCTTTACCTTCTGCTATCAAACCATCTACTAAAGTAGCTTGTTTTTGAAGAGAACCAGCAGTCATCAAAGAATCAATTTGATTTGTAATAGCTGCTGTTCTTAAATTTCTGTTACTTCTAATACCAAGTAGTTTAGTATCTTGTTCCCTAATAGCAAAAGCTTGCTCAGTATAGGCATCTTTTAATGCAGATAAACCACTTTCAGCTTGATACTGATTTTGAAGAAACATGTCTTCAAGTGAAGAAAACTGTGAGTCTAAAGCTTGATTTGCTGCTACTTGATTTAAACCAAATTGACCTGCAGCAATTTGATTACTTTTTTCAAATAGTCTTAGCTGTTGTGCATATGCAAAGTCTTTAAGTTCTTTACCACGTTCCCAATTCTTAATTGAGGTGTCGTAGCTATAATCACGCATTGCATGATAGTTAGCTTGTTCAGCTGCATCACGCTTTTCATTAAATTTGTTAGTCTTTTTAGCTACTTTTTTGTTAAATTTTCTTTGCTTCTTAGCATTCTTTCTAGCCTTAGAATTATTTTTGGATGCTTGACTAGCACCCATAATGCCACCGCCAATTGAAGCGACTGCACTGATGCCAGCTAAAACTCCTGCTATATTCATCTCTAAACCAGAGACGGCTAGCTGTTCATCTAGAAGATGACTACCTTTTGGATTAAACATATTTAAGCCCTCTTATAGAAACGTGGAGAATAGTTACCTTCCCACGTCATTGACACCAACGACACAGGGTATGGAAAATTACTTGTCACTTTTAATTCAAAATTAGTGTTACGTTGGTGGATTGGTATAGTAAAAAGGTGTTCGGATGTAATAGGACTACTATCTGCTACATAAGTATTAGCGTCTGTTACATACTCTACGTTTTTCCACTCATCAGATCCATCTGCTTTTACTTTAAATTGCACTGGACCTGTCCTACCTACAGAGAATGTTACTCTAGAGATAGTTAATGTAGCTGTATAATCAGAGGTATTAGGGTCTTTCTTATAGTATAACTTAGGTAGTGTTACTTCAAAGTCATAGTTATAACCTACAACAATACCATCAGCATAGTTAGAATAATCACCTTTAACTTCAAAGTAATGGTAACCAGTACCAATCTCTGTACGTTCTATTGCCTCTAGATAGAAACCAGCATCAGCATCCACTACTGCAGTTGTACCTACATCTGCTGTTGGAACAGTAAGAAGCATCACACCTTTAGTGTTTCTGAATGGTGTGTAAGGTACATAGATTTTAGTTACTTCATTCGTTGAGTCATACACCACCGCATTGACACTTGAGGTCGGCTTGACGGGCCTTGTAGCCATGTCTAGGCATGTATTACCAGTAATGGTAGTTGCGCCTGATACAGAGCTTCCTGTGGGGATCTCATCGAGTACGATTCTACCCAGTGTATATTCATCTTCTTGTTGTGAGATAATGAATACAGAGTCATTAATGATGTCTGCTGTTTGGATAGTACCAGGTAGTTGCCACTTTGTCCATGCTTGAAATAGATCCTTCTCTCCAGTATTAAAGTATCTAAAAAGATACAAGTAAGATGTAGCGTTATCTACTAGCATAATAATAGAGTTTTGTGGACTCACTGTTAAGCTATCAATACCTTCTGGAATCCATTCTAGTACAACCTTACTAATGTCTACCACTAGTGGACCTTGATCCACATCACGTAGTTGCATAGTAAATAGTTTACTATATCCAGGTACCTTAGTAATAAATGCTGATGTAGAACCAACATCAACAGGTGCTATATCAGAATCCATTTCATAGTTTGAAAGGTCTTTGATAATTGATGTACCAGGTGTTAAGATGTTAGAATCAGAAGCATATACTTGGAACTGTTGTCGTGCACTAAATAGAAGTAGACCTTGTGAAGAAGGTAAAACCTCAGACAATGTAACAGGACGGATACTAGCTACGTTTAAATCAATAGGATCAGTATCAACTTTTGTTGTAGCAGACTTAACAAAGAAGTTAAATGAATCATTTGCTGATCCAAAGAATACATTATCTTCAGATAAGATACCAAATCTATTACTAAAGAAGAAAGTAGATTGGATAGGAAAACCGATAAAAGATGGAATAGGACTTGTTACATCGTCTCCAGTCTTTCTGTCAGTATATGTAAGAGGAGCAAATGTAAATGCAGTAGGACCAGTATTTTCTAGCTGGTGTGGCATGGTAGATGCATTAACACCAGGTGAGGTATTACGTGCTACAGTCTCTTGCCAATAACCCCTACCTCTTACACCATCAGCTGCTTCAAACTTAACGTAGTAATCATCTTCAGCAGATGAACTATTTAAAATTTGTACATTGTGATTATGAAATGATTCAACAGGAAGTTCAGAAATATTTGTAACTGAATCTTGAAATGCTTCTAGTGCTGTGTTAGTAAGACCACCTTTAGCAGCCAGAGTAAAACCTACTGGTGTACCAGATGGTGTAGTAAAATTAGTTACAACCTGATTACTACCATTAGTACGTTTAATAACAAGACTAGTGCTATAACCTTCTAGGTACCAAGAACCTGCAAAGGCTGCATTATTGGATGAATGCTGTGATTCAATACCAGCTTTAATTGCATCAACAAGATGGTGTGAAGCATTAACATTACTAGAATCATACAACAACATGTCATCATATGTCGTAGTATTCTGAGCTGTAGCTGTAAACTTTACACCTTGAATAGTTGCTGAATATTCATAAGTACCAACAAGTTGTTTTAGATTTAACGTACCTACTGAATTTGATACAAACGTACCAACTGGTTGCATTGCAGTTGTAACAGTCTTATTTGTAATAACTGTAACATCCTGTACACTACGGAAGTGATAATCTTTCTGTGTAGTACCAGTTAGATACGAAGCTGCATTGTTAGTTACAGTACAGAAGGTACCATCAGTTGTAGTCCATACATAAATGTTGGAACCTTTGATAGCACCAACATAAGAACCAGTTGCATCACGTTCAATAAAGAACCAAATAGCACCCTCTAATTCAGCTTTAGTAAATGCAGTACCATTAGCTTTCTTTAATACATTTGTATGTTGCATCCCTGGTCTCTTCAATAGACCAAAGGTAGGATCAGGGTAACCGTTAATGCATTCAGTTACTTGTCCTAATAATTTTTTGTCATCATTTTGGCGAGACACACCACCAAGAAAATTGGGTACTAGTTGTGTTACTGCTGGCATTAGCGCATTAAAGTATGGAACGGCTGGTAGCTTTGATAGAAGTTCTTACCTTTAGGACTACCAAAGAATGTATAGTCTCCTTGGTTACACTCATATTCTAAAGCTGTAGAACGTGTAAGAGCTTCCTTCTGTTGTAGCATTTGGAACTGATTAGGATCACCAATAATTCTGCTAGATACAATCGTAGCAGCTTTAGCAATAATAAATGCTTGGATAGGAGTAGGGATACTAGTCCAATCAAAGTACCAAATAATATCAACGTATAGTGTTTCGTCTGTCCACACAAATGAATGAGCAGTTTTATCGTAAAGTTTGCCTTCACGATTAACACTATCTCTATCCATGTTCTGTGTATAGGAAGCATTCAAATCCATCTGAAGTATATTGTTAGGAATAACTACTTCATTGTTTGAATCTGGTGTAATAGGATAGTCGTATTCTTTATTAAAAGACCATCCTTCTGATTGTATTTCGCGTGACACTTCTCTTAGGGTGTTGAGTGCAATCGCAACGTCCGGGTTGGTTTGTGATTCAACTCTACTTTTAACAATTG